CTCTTGTCATTATTCTCAATAGTGTTTGCAAGTCCAATTACATTGTTCTCGATATTATTCATTCTGCTTTCAGCTTCTACCATCCATTGAGCCTGCTGTAATATAAGTTCAGCCTGTGTAAGAGGTTTTTTCTTCTCTTCATATTTTCCTGTTTTTCTGATTGCTGGAATAACTTCTGATGTTATCCATTTTCTAAACGGTTTAGCTTCTTTTTTGTCACTTCGTAATATCAGAGTATATAATCCGCTTTCGTTTGTGAAGTTGGTAATACCAAATTTACTCCCTAAGTTAAACTTAGTCACTTCATCTTCATCTAATCTCTTGGCTACAACAGTAGGATTTGTTAATTCTAATATATCGCAAACATCTTTTATGCAAAACCATACTTCGTTATCCACCAATATTGTTCTTACACTTCCTAAATTTTCTTTACTGAATATTTGAAATCTTTCATCATTTATAACTTGTAATTCATTCATTCTTTTATCCTCCATTATACTATATGTTTTGATTTGTTTTTTCTGCCATCATTCCTGCTTCAAAAAATTCTCTTTTTAATATATCTTCGTATTCCATTATTGTACTTTCAAACTTAAAGTTTTTCATCCCGTGTTGTTCAAGTATCTTACTTTCAAATATCACGTCAAAATATTTCCAAAATTCTTCTTTCACAGTTTTTAACTTCCCTTCTCTTTCTTCAAGAAGTTTTTCTGATAATGCAAATTGTTGCTCTTTGTTCATAAAATTTTCCTCCTAAAATATTTGTTTTTTAAGAGAATATATAGTATAATAGTATTGTCTAGATACATTATACTATATGTCCTCTTTTTCGTTACGAGAGAGGGGATTTTTTATTTTGCTTTTCTTATGATAATTTCCTTTTTTTCTTTATTATAACTCACTTCAATTTCGTTGTTTTCTTTAGTTATACCCATATCATTAACCCATTTACTATTTAATGTCATTCTGGGGGTATATCCACCTGCACCTCCTTTATTAAAATTTACTTTTTTCAGAATTTTCTCTTCCATATTCTCACCTCTTCCGTACGATAATTTATAATAACATTTCCGTACGAAAAAGTCAAGAACTTTTTTTAAAATTTTTATACTATTTTCTCAAAACAAATATTTTAGTTTTCACAGTCATTTATTCAATTGTCATTGTCCTTTTTCTTATTATGCTCTTATTCAGCCTGTATCAAAGCCGTTTTTAGAGCGATTTTAAATAATTTTCTTTTCTGTCCACTCTGTTGAGCCATCCTTTCAAAAAAACTTTTTGCGATGGTCTGTTTGCTGCTATTACTTTATAATATCTTCTCTGCAAATCGTGATATTTTTCCAAAAATTTATTTTCATCAACTTCATTTAACGCAGCTAAACTTTTTGTTCCTAAAATTCCATCTACTCTTAAATCAAATCCTAATTCATTAAGTGCAGCCTGTGCTTTTTTAGTTCCCCAGTTTCCAGCGTTTACTACAAAGTCGCAAATTGATAAAGCTATCTTTTCTGATTTTAAGGTATCAAGCCCATTTTTGTGATAATATTTTTTATTGTAAATTTCACGAGCAATCTCAAGTGGCATGTCTCTCATATCACCTTTGTATCCATATTTTCTAGCTTCTGATTCTATAATTCCATATTTTGTTTTCCCTCCTCTATCATTTTTGTCGTTTGAGTATCCACCTTCGACTTTCAGCAAATAATCAAATATTTTCTCAAATCTGTCCATTTAAATCACTTCCCATTCTTCACTAAATAATTCAATCATAGTTTCTTTCCAAGGCACTCTACCGTATCTGGATTCCACATATAGATATGGAGCTGTCATTTTACTATTTTCATCAGGAAATTGTGCTTTTATCACTACATCCTTGCTCCATTGCGGCAATCTCATTGCTTTTCCTTTTTTTACTTCTTCAAATGCTTTCCCAAAATTCATCTATGCCACTTCCTTTACTTCTTCGACATTTAATATTATATTATCTTTTTCAAATTTTATCCCAACAACTTTATATTTTTTACCGTCTAATTCAATTTCTGTACATATAAGTTTTTCTATATTCATTTAAATCACTCCTTTTCTAATTCTGAAAAAAATCTTTTACATTAAGTTCTAACATCTGGTCAATGGTGTATCTATTGATTCCCGCTACTGCCATTTGTTCAGCAATATCTGCAATTTCTAAAATATCTTGAATCTTTTTAGCCAAACCCTTTAATTCCGTTCTATTCAACTCAATAAATTCAACCATTTTTTGGTCATTTAAGACTTTTACTTTTTCAATTTTTTCTTGCTCTAAAGTCCACATTAGCGATATTTTAAGAGACAAACTGTTTCTGTTTCTTTCATTGTTCTCAAAAGTATATTTTTTGCCATCTTTTTCGATTTCAAGCGGCTGGTTCAAAAAGCTTGATTTAGCTTCTGCTAAGTCTTTTAACGCTTTTTCCCTTAACTCTTTTAATTTTGCATTCAATAAATCATTGTCAACTTTCCAAGTGTGAGAATCTTTATCCCATACGCTCCACTCGTTCGGCTTTGCAATTGTTACGATTGTTTCATTAACTTCATCCAAATAACTTCCGTCGTCTAAAACTCTTTTCCCAGCTTTTATTTTTTCTACCTCTGCCATTTCTCTAAGTTCTCCATTTTTTGAATCAATAATCGGATTATTTAATAAAGTTTCAGAAAATTTCATCGTTTCGTCATTCCAGTCTGGGTAAAATAATATAGGATTTTCTTTGAATTCTCCCACTGTTGTGACAACTGGTTTTGCTATACACTCCATTGTCGCAATTAAATAAATGTAAATTACTGTCATTTTTATCACTCCATTTCTTTATTTTTTTATGATTTTTATTCTGTGCTAACTTATGAATTTGTACGAAATTTAAAAATACAAATACTGATTTTTAAAGACTTTGAGATGATTTTAGTTAATGCTTACATACATTTTTTATTAAATTACTAAAATCTAAAATATGCATAAAGTCAATAAAATCAATAAATATTTTTCAAAAATCTGAACAAATTCATAAATTTCTCTACTTTTTACTGTTAAAATCCTGATTTTTTGCGAATTTCTAACAGTTTGTTTTTTCTATCTCTCGCACTTGTTTTCTTAACATAGGATATTAAAATCCAACTGCCAGCCAGCGAAATCCAGTTTTCGTGTATTTTAAACTGCCAGGGTCTGTTCCAAATAGTTTAAAAGCCTCATTGGTGACAGGAACTGTTCCAATTACATGCGTCCCTGGACCGTCGTCAGATACAACGATTTGGTAATCTGTTGACTTGAAAGGCGTGTTTAGATTTATTAAATCATTTCCATTCAGTGCTGTATTAGCTCCCCATTGTATCGTTAGCCCAAAAGGAAATTTTATCCAATTTTTTCCAAATGTGAATAAATTTTCCACCTTGTCTGAAATCCCAACGTTTGTAATATCCACAAATTTAGTAATGTCAAAACTTTTACTCGTATGATTTTGGATACATTTATAAATTTTCCCATCTGTTAAATCATTTATATACCATTTCCCAGCTTCTTTGCTTTCAACTTTACTTATATATCCACCTAAAGATTGTCCTATTGCTTGTTTCCAAGTTTCTGCATCTATCACGTCTCCTGTTTCTATGCCGAATTTAACAATTCCAGCTTTTTCTGTTGTTGCGCTCGAAGTTTGCCTATCGAGATGTTCCAATATCTCATATAATTTCATAAAGTTCCTTGATACTTTTCTCAAATCAGCAACTGTGTCTAACTGAAATAGCTCAAAAAGTTCGTTTTTAGTATTTGCCGGTATAAAAGTATTTTCATCTACATTTTTTATTAAATCTAATGTCGCTTGTTTCATTTTATCTCCTTTCAACTAATACACAATTTTTACATCATACCAAACTGGAATGACTTCATAAATCAATTCTAGCCAGTATTCTAAATATTCTTTATCTACAACGGATGAATGGAAATTTACTACATATTGGAAATTATTCTTATCGTTTGTTATTGTTACACTATCATTGAAAATAAAATACAGCTTCATTGTATCTTCAAAATACTTTAGAGTGGTCGACCGCCTTAAAATTCTTTTTGCTATAATTCTGTTTATTTTAAATACTGTTGCTAAATTTTTACTTGAGACTAATCCATATTTTCCCTCTAATTTTTCCAAAATTTCGCTTCTTGCCGTTGTAAATCTTCTGTTTTTTATTAAAGTTCCTATTTTAAATTCCAATGATTTTAGCTCAACATCTGTAAAATGAAATATATCCTGAATGAGAGATGAATTTCTGAATATTCCTGGAATTGATTTTATCATACTGTTGTAATAATCATTTTTAGCAAGATTATACATAACATCCGCATAATCGTCATCATATATGAAGAGTATCGGAAATTGCTTTTCAGTAATCTTTTGCTTAAAATTTACATAGTCATCTAATCCTACAAAGAATGAAAAATCACTTACTGTATAATTCAATAACTCTAATGCCGTCATCTCAGATAATTTTTTGGTATGTTTAACAAAATTTGCTGTTTTAGGATTACTTTTAATCATAGCAAACTCTTTATCTCTACCATCATTTACAAAATCCCTCACATAGAAATTTGATAATTCATTTTCACTAAAATTATCTTTAATATATTCGGTTGACTTTTGGTGTACATTTTTTGTCATTAGTTTCTAAATCCAATCACATAAAAATTTTTGGCGATTTCATATTGCATTAAAGCATAAATTATAACCTCATCTCTTGCGTCAAAAGTAGCATAATTTATTAAATTTCCACCAGTTATTGAATCATAAATTCCAATTCCTATTACACGCCCCCAGTCTTCCCTTGCTTCAGGAAACTTTACTGAAGCCAAGTTACTTGTTTCATTCGATGTTGTTGACCCAAAATTTATAGCCCTTCTTGCATACGAAGCTGAAACAAGCTCTGTAGCATTTTCTTTTCCATTTTCTCCCGTTGTAACTGCTGTCAAAAGCCCAGCATAATATGTTTTGCCTTCAAACAGTGTATTCAATATTTTAGCTTTTGCCCCTAATGTGAATCCGCTCATTTTTTCCTCCTAAAATTAATCTAAAGTTTTTAGCGTTATATTTAAAACACTTATTAAATCTTCATCTTCTAGCAAAATATCCTCTTTAGTGTTATTAATATCTATATTTGAAATTTTCTTAAATGCTTTTATTTCTAACAACTTATCAATTACTTCCGCATAATAAATTCTATTCTCTTCAAATAATTTATCTAAAAACACTTGATTTAAAGTACTTTTTGTAAGTTCAATCGCACTTTGCTCATTGTATTCCTTGTTTAATATAGCTTCAAATGTAAGACTTATACTTTTCTCTTTGATAGTTTTTACCGTAAATTCCGCATCTGTTATAATTTCATTATCCAAATATGTTTTTATATTGTTCAGCTCTTCGTCTTTTAATTTCAGCCCAGCTTCGCCAATTCCAATAATTTTAGCTGTCCCTTTACCATTCCATCTTGGAATTACTCTTAATTTCTTCACATTCTTAAATTTATTTAGTATCATTTCTTTAATCATATTTGTATTGTAATTTACACTTGGGACCGATAATATTTTTCTTCTTCTCTCTCGCAATTCTGCATCATTCTCTTCATCTGTTCCATCTGAAATAATATTAAGATTTTCTACTTTTTCAAGTCCGACATAACTTTCAGAGAATTTATTTATTTCCCCGATTCCACAATTTCCAATTATTCCAGCGATATTTGCAACAACATTAACATCGCTATAGCCAACTGTTCCAGTTTCTTTGTATGCCACTATTTTCGATTCAGTAATAGTGTATGTGCAATTATTACTTGCTACTATCATTCCTTTTTGAATCAATGCACCGCTTGTACCATAAATTCTAACTGTTCCAGTCGCCGTAGTTGCTTTTTTCCTAAAAATATAGTCTTCCTTACAAATACTATCAAGATAAATACCTTCAGCTGTATCAATGCTGTAATTTTTTGACATTTCATCATATAATTTCTGTTGCACAATTAATTCTGTTGAAAATGCTCTCACAATATCTGCTGTAAAACTTCCAGCGGTGTCACTATACTTAATCATAAATTCACCATTAAATATATCCGATACTAAACTGTTTATATCATTTTCATAAATATCTATATCTTTTCTAGTTACCATTTCTTCACCTTCTTCCGATTAAAAAATCTTTAAAATTCAATTGTTTCAGAAATGTTGAGCATTTCTTTTTCTCCGCCTTTTAACACTATATCGAACTCAAAACTTAGTTTATCATCTTTAAATTCAGAATAAT